GCTTACCGGAGAAGGTCAGGCTGATGGCGCTCTGGTCGAGGCCGAGCTTCTTCGATAGCTGGCGCTGCGACAAGCCGGCGTCCGCGAGGCGTTCCCTGAACCACTTGGTGTCGATGGTCATACTGCCGACTCTGGTGAGATAATCGCAGCATGTCAAGACCGAAGGGGTTGCGCCGACCGTGTTGCTTATGTATCATCGGTGGTGTTTTTATCTCATTGGGGGCAGGCATGGATACTCCTGCGGACAAGGTAATTGCCAAGCTTGGCGGCGTCCGGGCTACGGCTCGGGCGCTCGGGTTGAATTCGTCGTCAGTCTCACGCTGGCGCATGCCGCCGGAGAAGCGCGGCCTGGGTGGGCGTGTGCCGTCGATTCATCAGAGCCGGATTTTGCAGATCGCCCGCGAACGTGGGGTCGATCTGATCGCAGCAGATTTAATCCATGAGTCTGCCTGACGGCGGGATGCGGCAGGCTGTCGCAGGCAAGCCGACGCTGGATGAGGCGGTGAGGTTCGTTCTGCAGTCCAAGACGCGCGAGTACCGGATGGCCTGCTTGCGGCATTGGAAGACGCTGTACGGCGACGAGTTCGCCAATCAGGTAGAGGCGAAGGTGAGGGCGGAATGGCGTTCTCGCTGAGGGATTACCAGTCCTCGATCATCGCCCAGGCGCGCGACCTGATCCGGGCCGGCGAGACGTCCATCCTCCTGCAGGCACCGACCGGGGCTGGCAAGACGGCGCTCTGCGCGCACATGCTTGGCACCTCTGCCGATCGCGGGCTGACGTCCTGGTTCGTCGTGCATCGGCGGGAGCTTATCCGCCAGTCGGCGCGGACGTTCCATGCGACCGGGATCCGTCACGGCATCGTCGCGTCTGGTTTCGCTGGCGATGGCCGGCAGCTTGTGCAGATCTGCTCGGTGCAGACGCTGGCGAACCGGCATCACAAGATGCGCCGGCCGAAGCTGATCGTGTGGGACGAGTGCCACCACGTCGCGGCGGCATCCTGGGCGAAGATCCACGAGGCTTACCCGGACGCGATCCACATCGGGCTGTCGGCGACGCCGGAGCGCTTGGACGGTACCGGCCTGCACCAGTGGTTCCGGAACATCGTCCTGGGGCCGAGCGTGTCCTGGCTGATCGAGCAGCAGTTCCTCGCGCGGTACCGACTGTTCGCTCCGTCGCGGCCGGACCTGGGCGGCGTGCATACCCGCATGGGCGACTTCGTTCGCTCCGAGGCTGCGGCTGCGATGGACCGGCCGGCGATCACCGGGGATGCCGTGGCGCACTACCGGAAGCTGGCGGCTGGCAAGCGGGCCGTCGTGTTCTGCACATCGGTGGAGCATAGCCAGCACGTCGTTGCGCAGTTCCGGGCGGCGGGCTTCGCGGCCGAGCATGTCGATGGCGAGACTGATCCGCGCGAACGTGACGCGGCGCTGCGGCGGTTCGAGGCAGGCGAGACTACCATCCTGTCGAACGTCGAACTGTTCGGCGAGGGCGTCGACATTCCTGGCATCGAGGTCGCCATCCTGCTGCGGCCGACGCAGTCGCTGTCGCTGTACCTGCAGCAGGTCGGGCGCGCTCTGCGGCCGGCTCCTGGGAAGTCCGAGGCGCTGATCCTCGATCACGCCGGCAACGCGCTACGGCATGGCCTGCCGGATGACGATCGCCAGTGGAGCCTGGAAGGACAGAAGCGGCGCAAGGGTGCGCGCGATCCGGACGATGTGCCGGTGAAGCAATGCCCGAAGTGTTTTGCCGTGGTGCGCGCGCAGACGCAGCGGTGCGAGTGCGGTCACATCTGGATCCCGCAGGGGCGCGTGGTGGATCAGGTGGCCGGCGAACTGGCCGAGGTCGATCCGGCGATGCTGCGTCGGCAGCGGGCGAAGGAGCAGGGGTCGGCTAAGACGCTGCAGGATCTGATCGCGCTCGGTGTTGCGCGTGGCTACAAGAATCCTCGGGCCTGGGCGCACCATGTCTATCAGGCGCGCGGTGGTCGGTAATGGCACGCGCTGGCGAGTCTCGTCCTGCCGAGGATCGCTTCCTCGACAAGGTGGATATGATTCCGATTTCCGGCTGCTGGCTGTGGTCCGGTGGTCGCGTGTTTCGGATGGGGAACAAGGATGATCCGTGCATCGAGCCAGGCAAGGCGGCATTCGAGTTATTCGTCGGCGAGACGTTCGATCTTCACGCGCTTAACGTCTGCGGTTGTCGCGGCTGCGTTAATCCTGAGCATGCTGTGCTTGTCACCAGCGCGCAGAAAAAAGCCGCGAACGTGGAACGGATCAACAGGAATATGACGCCGGAGGAAAGGCGTCAGCAAGGGCAAAGGGCCGGTCGTGCGTCGAATGCAAAAATGACGCGCGAGCAGCTTGTAGCGAAGATGCGCGCGATGCGCGCTGTGCAATCAACCAGGAGAGTGTAATGCGTATCTACGTAGTCAATTTCAACGGAACCGAGCGCCTCGTTGAGGCCAATGCCGCCAGCCAGGCGGTGATGCATGTCGCGGCTGGAGTCATCTCCGCCAAGCCGGCGAAGGCTGCCGATGTCGCGCGGATCATGGCGGCGGGTGGCAAGGTCGAGGCGATCAAGGAGAGCGAAAATGGCGGCGCGTAAACTCTACGATCTGGCCGTCAAGACCGGCAGCTATCAGGACCGCAACGGCGAAACCAAGGGCCGCTACGAGAACATCGGATCCGTCCTGCAGTTGGACGACGGCGGGAAGGTGATCCTCATCAAGCGGACGTTTAACCCGGCCGGCGTGCCGTTCAAGGACGGCAGCGACCAGATCATGGTGTCGATGTTCGAGCCGAAGGACCGCGAGCAAGCTCCGGCTCCGGCGCAGGCTGCGCACCAGAAGGCGAAGTCCAACGGGTACCAGCCGCAGGACACCGATGACATCCCGTTCTGACGTTCTCTCTACGGCCGAGCGCCTGGTCAATGGCGACAGGGATCAGGCGCATGGGCAGCCGGCGAACACGTTCGCGGTGATCGCGTCGTACTGGCAGGAGTGGCTAGGGCAGCGCGGCTATCTGACCAACGACGCGCTGCTGCGCGCGGAGGACGTCGCGGCGATGATGATCCTGTTCAAGGTGGCGCGGCTCGGGGCCAACCCGATGCACGCCGATTCGTGGATCGACGTCGCGGGCTATGCTGCCTGTGGCTGCGAGGTCGCGGGTGCGTGAGTCCGCCGTCCTGCACCAGTGCATGCTCGCGCTATCCGAGGCGGGCTGCACGGTGTTCCGGGCGCAGGTCGGCACGTTCTGGACCAAGGACGGCCGGCCTGTTCGCATCGGGGTGCCTGGCTTCTCGGACCTGCATGGCTTCCGTCCGGACGGACGCGCGTTCTTCGTGGAGTGCAAGGCGAAGAACGGCAGGCTGTCGCAGGAGCAGCGCGACTTCCTGATCGCCATGCGGGATCGCGGCGCGGTGACGGTTGTTGCGCGCGATCCGGTTCAGTGCGTGGCGGAGGTGTTGCGGTTTCCGCATCAGTGATGCTAATATTATTCCGGGGCTTGATTCGGCTGATCACCGAGTGACGGAGCCTCAGTCCTGGCGCGGGGGCTGCCCCAACCTAATTTCGCGCCGATCTGCCAGGAGACATTGTGGACTTCCAATCATTAGCATCTGAGCTTCTTGCGCGCTCTGAATCTCTTTGCGCCGAGTGGTTTCCCGCCGGCAAGCGGCGCGGCCATGAATACGTCGTCGGCGATCTGCGTGGATCCGAAGGCGACTCTCTCTCGATCAATCTGCGGACCGGCAAATGGTCCGACTTCGCTACCGGCGACGCTGGTGGCGACCTGGTCAGTCTCTACGCTGCGATGGAAGGCATCGAGCAGGGCGAGGCTTACAAGCGGCTGACAAACGGTCACGCTCCTGCGTGCATGGCCAAGCCTGCCAAGTCGGCCAAGCTAAGCAAGCCAGCACCGACGATCGTCATGCCGGTGCCGCGTGACGCGCAGCCGACCGCGATGCGGCATCCACAGCATGGCAAGCCGAGCGCGGCCTGGGCCTATCGCAACCGTGCCGGCGACCTGCTGGGCTACGTCGCGCGCTACGATCCGGCAGGCGAACGTAAGCAGATCGTGCCGTGGGTGTTTTCCGAGGATGGCTGGATCTGCAAGCAGTTTCCCGAGCCGCGTCCTCTGTATGGCCAGCAGCATCTGCAGCCGAACGTTCCGGTTCTGGTCGTGGAGGGCGAGAAGGCTGCCGATGCCGCGCAGGCCATCGTTGAGCATCGCTACGCTGTGATGACCTGGCCGGGCGGCGCGCAGGCGCTGGCGCGTGCCGACTGGTCGCTGCTCGATGGCCGGAAGGTTCTGCTCTGGCCGGACGCGGACAAGCCTGGCGTCGAGTGCATGCGCCGCGTTGCCGAGCGCCTCGCTCCGGTCTGCTCCGAGGTCAAGCTGCTGGACGTCGATGGCATGCCGGACGGCTGGGATGCTGCGGATTCCGGGTTCGACTGGCCGGCGTTCGTTGCCTGGGCCAAGCCAAGGGCGACGGTGTTCGGATCAAACCCTACTGAGGCGGCGGCTCCTGTGCCTGCTGTGCCGTCGCCACCACCGTCCGCAGGCATCGCCGTATGGGAGTCGCTCGGCCTGGCCGTGACGGACAAGGGTCAGGTGCTGCAAAACCTCGACAACGTGGTCCGGGCGATCGAGGCGGATCCGACGATCCGTGGGCATATCTGGTACGACGAGTTTCTGGATTCCATCGTCACCGACTGGCAGGGGCCGCAGCGGAAGTGGAAGGACGCCGACGACGTCAAGCTGGCGCTCTACATGCAGCGGCATGTCGGGCTGACCAAGATCGGCGTGCAGACCTGCCACGACGCGGCGCTGGTGGCGGCGTTCCACGACACGCGGAACGAATGCCGGGATTTCCTGTCCGGGCTGCAGTGGGATGGTGTGCCGCGCGTCGGCGCGTTGATGCCCGAGGGTTTTGGTGCGGACGACAATCCCTACACGGAGGCGGTCGGGCGCTGCTGGATGATCAGCATGGTGGCGCGGGTGTTCTCTCCGGGCTGCAAGGTGGATACCGTGCCGGTCCTAGAGGGCAGCCAGGGCGCTGGGAAATCCTCGGGCCTAGCCATCCTGGGCGGCAAGTGGTTTGTCGAGGGCCATGAGTCCGTGATGACCAAGGATTTCTTCGGCGTCCTGCAGGGGCACATGCTGGTCGAAATCTCCGAGATGCATTCCTTCAGCCGGGCTGAGGTCGAGCGCATCAAGGGCATCATTTCCTGCCAGGTGGATCGGTACCGGAAGGCCTACGGCCGGAACACGGAGGACCATCCTCGGCAGACGGTGCTGGTCTGCACCACAAACCGGGACGACTGGCAGAAGGACGACACCGGGGCGCGGCGGTTCTGGCCTGTCCGGTGCGGCAAGGTGGATCACGACTGGCTCAGGCGGAACCGGGAGCAGCTATTCGCGGAGGCGGTGCGGCTGTATCTGGATGGCGTGTCGTGGTGGGATGTTCCCAACGACCGGCAGCAGGAGGAGGTCGAGGCGCGGCGGGATGTGGATGCGTGGGAGCCTGTTATTCAGCAGTGGCTTGAAGGGAAGTATCGGGTCCACATGACCGACCTGCTTGACCAGTGTCTGAAGATTGAAATCGGCCGGCAGGATCAAATGGTCCAGAAGCGCGTCGCTCGAATCCTCCGCGTGCTGAACTGGAAGCGCGGCGCGGTGCGTGATGGCGGTGCTGTGTATAAAGGTTGGGTTCGGGTTACACAGGTTACAATGTAACCCGAAAAAATGCGTTATAAATCAGTCGTGTAACCCATGTAACCTGTGTAACCTGTAATCTATACTAATACACATGCGCACACACACATACGCACACAAGCACCTTTTGGAAGTGTGCGGGTTACGGGGTTACAACGGGTTACGGGTTACATTCCGGGGCGCGCTTGCCGTGGCTGCGGTGTTGCTGTTTTCCCATCGTTGATATAGGATTCTCGTCATGAAGCTACTCGAACACCTCCCTGGCATCCTCGGCGCTGTCCTGCTGGTTGCCTTCGTCTGGTCGCTGGCTGCGCCTCTGCTGCGCGCTCTGTTGGTGGCGCTGCTGTGACGCTCGAGATCACCTACCGTTCGCCGGCCGACCTGGTGCCTTACGACCGCAACGCGCGGACGCACTCTCCGGCCCAGGTCGAGGTCATCGCGCGGTCGATCGCCGAGTTCGGCTTCACCAACCCGATCCTGCTGGACGAGGCTGGCGTGATCATCGCTGGTCACGGCCGGCTACAGGCGGCGCAGCGGCTCAACCTGGACCAGGTGCCCACCATCACCCTGCCGGGCCTGACTGAAGCACAACGGCGGGCGCTGGTGCTGGCGGACAACCGGATCGCAATGGATGCCGGCTGGGACATTGACCTGCTGCGCACCGAGCTTGCCGACCTGCGCCTCGAGGGTTTCGACCTGTCGCTGACCGGCTTCTCGCTCGAGGAACTGGACGGCCTGCTGGCTCCGCCGGCCGACGAACGGGATCCGGACGAGGCTCCGGCGCTGCCGGACGAGCCTGTCTCGAAGCCTGGCGACGTCTATGTCATGGGTCCGCACCGGCTGATCGTCGGGGATTCGACCGACGTCCTGGTGGTGCAGCGGCTGATGGACGGCGCGCTGGCCGACATCTGCTGGACCGATCCGCCGTATAACGTGGCCTATGAGTCGGCTGCCGGGAAGATCAAGAACGACGACATGGGCGACAAGGAGTTCTTCGACTTCCTGCTCGGGTTCTACACGGCGGCGTGGTCCTGGATGAAACCGGGCGCTGCGATCTACGTGGCGCACGCCGACACCGAGGGGCTGAACTTCCGGGGCGCGTTCAAGGCTGCCGGGTTCAAGCTGTCGGGCTGCATCATCTGGCGCAAGGACGCGCTGGTCCTTGGTCGATCGGACTACCAGTGGCAGCACGAGCCGATCCTCTACGGCTGGAAGCCTGGCAGCGCGCATCGCTGGTACGGCGGTCGCAAGCAGACGACCGTGATGGACCTGGGCGACGGTTCGCCGTTCGAGCGCCTGCCGGATGGCCGGTACCAGATCCAGGTCGGTGACCGCGTGATGATCGTCGGCGGTGCCGAGACCATCGAGGAGGTGGTGCCGTCCGTGATCCGGGCTGAGAAGCCGAAGCGCTCGGACATGCACCCGACCATGAAGCCGGTCGAGTTGATCGAGCGCATGCTGCGGCACAACGCGCGGCCGGGCGACCTGGTCCTCGATCCGTTCGGCGGCTCCGGATCGACGCTGATCGCGGCCGATCGCCTGGGCATGTGCGCTCGCCTGGTCGAGCTTGATCCACGTTACGCCGACGTGATCGTCGCGCGCTGGGAGGCTTGGAGTGGCAGGAAAGCGGAAAGAGCCTGACGCCGTCGAGCGTGTGTTTCCGGTGGCCGATGCCGGCCGCGATCCGCTGACCGGGAAGATCATCCCGCACGAACGCAACGACAAGACGGCCGGCCAGGTCGAGGCGATGGCGGCGCTCGGGTTCTCCGAGAAGGACATTGCTGTCGCGCTGAACCTGCGGCCGGGGCAGGTCAAGCAGCACTATTCGCGCGAGCTTGAGGTCGCGGCTGTGAAGGCAAACTCGCAGGTCGCGCGGGCGTTCTTCGATGCCGCGAAGTCCGGCAAGAATTGGCAGGCGTCGCTGGCCTGGCTGAAGGCGCGCGCCGGCTGGGATGATGGCCAGCAGCAGGGCGGCGGCATCTCGATCCAGATCAACCTATGAAGCGCAAGACTCGCTCCGAACAGACCGCCGACGTCGCCGTCAGCTACACGCCTCCGGGTCCAGTGTCCAAGGCGTTCATGAAGTCAGACGCCTTCGTGCGCGGGATCATGGGGCCGTATGGCTCGGGCAAATCGACCGCCTGCGTGATGGAGGTGATCCGTCGCGCGAAGCAGCAGAAGCCGGGCAAGGACGGCGTGCGGCGCTCGCGCTGGGCCGTGGTGCGCAACACCTACCCGGAACTGAAGACCACGACGATCAAGACCTGGCACCAGTGGGTGCCTCCGTCGCTCGGGCGCTGGGTGGATTCCGGTCCGCCGATGCACATCATCCGGGACGCCGAGATTGATCTCGAGGTGATCTTCATCTCGCTCGACCGGCCGCAGGACATCTCGAAGCTGCTCGGCATGGAACTGACCGGGGCGTGGATCGATGAGGCGCGCGAAATCCCGAAGGCGATCCTCGACGGGCTGACCGGACGGATCGGGCGCTTCCCGTCTGCCGCGATGGGCGGGCCGACCTGGTCCGGCATCATCATGAGCACGAACCCGCCGGACACGGACCACTGGTACTACCGGCTGGCTGAGGAGGATCGGCCTGCAGGCTGGGAGTTCTTCCGGCAGCCTGGTGGCTTGGCTCCGGACGCAGAGAACCGCGACCACCTGCCGGCCGACTATTACGAGCGCCAGATCGCCGGCAAGGACCAGGAGTGGATCCGCGTCTATGTCGATGGCGACTACGGCTTTGTGCTGGACGGTAAGCCGGTCTATTCCGAGTACCGCGATTCGACGCACTGCGGCGAGTTCGACCTGAATCCGAAGGTGCCGATGCGGGTCGGCTTCGACTTCGGGCTGACGCCGGCTGCCGTGTTCGGGCAGCGGCTGCCAACCGGTCGGTGGCTGTGGCACAGCGAGTTGGTCACCGAGGACATGGGGACGGTGCGGTTCGCCGAGGAGGTCCGGCGCATCATGGCCGAGCGCTACCGCGACTTCCGGTTTGAGTCCTTCACCGGGGATCCGGCCGGGGATATCCGGGCGCAGACCGACGAGACGACGCCGTTCCAGATCCTGCGGGCGAACAACATCCCGGCGTCGCCGGCCAGCACCAACGACTTCATCAAGCGGCGGGAGGCTGTGGCGTTCTACTTGAACCGGATGGTCGATGGCGTGCCTGGGCTGCTGATTCACCCGCAGTGCCGGTATTTGCGCAAGGGTATGTCCGGAGGGTATCATTACCGCCGCGTGCAGGTCGCGGGCGACGAACGCTACCGCGATGTTCCCGACAAGACGATCTACTCGCACGTTTGCGAGGCAGGCCAGTACCTGATGCTCGGGGCTGGCGAGGCCAGGACTGTGATCAAACGCGAGCGCTCTGCGCCGAGGCAGGCAACCGCGTTATCCGACTACGCAATTCTCGGCTGAAAGGAGTCCGTCATGGGTGGTGTTGTCGAGTCAATCTTCGGTGGTGGTCCTGACGTTCCGAGTCCTCCGCCGCCTCCGCCTCCGCCTCCGCCGACGCCTACCGTCGATGATGCTGCCGCGAACCAGGCTGCGAAGGACGAGGCGCGTCGCCGCAAGGGCGCGGCTTCCACGATCCTGACCGGGCCTGAAGGCGTCGGCTCTGCGCCGACCGGCACCAAGACGCTGCTCGGATCCTGATGTCTCAACCTGCCATGCTCGCCAGCGGCGCGGTGTTGCTCGACACCGCGACGTCTGTTCGTACCGGCGAGGCCGTGCGGAACTACGCACAGGTTTCGACGTACCAGGCGACTGGCAGGACTTGGACCGGCATCGGCGGGGCGACGGTGAAGATCGAGGTATCGAACGACGGCCTGGCCTGGCTCGAGGCCGGCGAGATCAAGCTGGCGCTGACTGATGCGGTATCGACCTGCGGCTTCGTGATGACGGCTCCGTGGTCGAACGTTCGCGCGCGGCTGTCTGCGATCAGCGGCACAGGCGCTTACGTCACCGTCACGATGGGGGCTTGAGATGGCTTGCTCTGTGCCGAATGGCAACGTCGCCGGGATGAACAGCCTTACCGACCAGGCGCTCGGCAAGGGCGACCTGACCACCGATGTGTGGGGCGTGCAGAAGGTTTCCCTGCCGTACTCGCTGTTCCACGGCATGTGGACGTTCGACATACCTGAGACCATGTGGTTCATGTATGAGAACGGCACGCAGGTCTATAGCTCGACGCGCATCGCCTCGACTGGCGGTGTTGCCAAGGTATCGGCCGACGCGACCGTGACCACGGCGCGATTGGAGTCGCGCGAGTGTCCGCGCTACCAGCCGAACCGGGGCCACCTGTTTTCGACGGCCGGCTGGTTCCCGAACAAGACCGCAGACGGCGTGCGGGACTTCGGGTTATTCACCAACGAAAACGGGGTGTTCTTCCGCCTCAAGGCTGACGGCAAGCTGTACGCGGTCCGGCGCTCTGGTGGCGTCGAGGTTTACGAGGAGGAAATCAACACCTCGGTGCTGACCGGGTTCAACGTCGAGAAGTCGAACATCTACGACATCCAGTTCCAGTGGCGCTCGGCCGGGAACTACAACTTCTATATCGGCGATCCGGCTGCAGGCGTTTCCAAGCTGGTGCATCAGATTGCCCTGCTCGGAACGCTGACCGCTGCTTCTGTGGAGAATCCGGCGCTGCCGGTTGCCTACAAGGCGACGCGCACGACGCAGGACGTCTCGATGTACATCGGCTGCGCGGACGTGACCAGCGAGAACGGCCGCGACAACGTGCTGCAGTACGCATCGGCCTACTCGGAGAACGTCGCAATCAACGGCAGCAACGTGCCGGCGATCGCCATCAAGAGTCCGCTGCTGATCAACAGCAAGACCAACACCCGCCAGATCATGCTGGCGCGCATCTCCTTCACCTGCTCCAAGAAGGCTGTGTTCAAGGTCTGGACTACGCGCGATCCGACCGCGCTGACCGGTGCGACCTTCCAAAACATCAACAACGGATCCTTCACCGAGACGGACTCGCCGGACACCGCGACTGGTGCCGTGCGCGCCACGGCGTCAGATCCGACCAAGATGCGCTTCGTCATCGCCGTGCCAGTCGAGGCGGCGGTCACCCGCCTGGTGGATAACCCGAATCCGGACAAGATCGCATTCAACGTGGTGCGGGGCGACTACATCGTCGTGACATGCACGGCATCGACGGCGCTGGCCGATGTTGTGGTCGAATGGGGAGAGTACATATGACCTTGACCAAGCTGGCGGCATTCATCCCTGGCACATACGAGTACGTCAACCTAGACCACCTTGTGTCGGTGGCTGCCGATGGCGACCACTACGACGTGCTGCTGTCTGACGGCACGCTGCTGTGCATCGATGTGGATGACACGACCATCTCGGGCCTGGTGTCGGCTGCAGATGCCGCATACGGACCGTGACACTTTAGGGGACCACTATGGATTCTCGCGCTGACGAAATCATCAAAAGGCACGAGCGCTTCAAGTCCGAGCGCTCGATTTGGGATTCGCACTGGCAGGAACTGGCCGAGCGCATCTGGCCGGACCGCGCGCAGTTCACGTCGAAGCCGATCACCGAGGGCGAGAAGCGGACCGACCGGATCTTCGACGCCACGGCTGCGCTGGCGCTGACGCGGTTCGCTGCCGCGATGGAATCCATGCTGACGCCTCGCACCGCGAAGTGGCACAGGCTCCGCGTTGCCGACGAGGATCTGAACCAGACGCCGGCCGTGCAGCGCTACCTGGACGAGGTCACGAACATCCTGTTCCGCGTCCGGTACTCTCCGCTGGCGAACTTCGCCTCGCAGATGCACGAGGGCTATATGTCGCTGGGGTCGTTCGGCACCGGCGGCGTGCTGGTGGAGGACATGCTGGGCGTCGGGATCCGGTACAAGTCCATCGACCTAGCGAACCTGTTTTTCTGCGAAAACCGGCACGGCATCATCGACACGGTGCATCGTGCGTTCCAATACACGGCGCGGCAGGCGATGCAGCATTTCGATCCGGCGCGGCTGCCGGTGAAGATTCGGGAGTTCGCCGATAAGGATCCGGAGGCCAAGTTCGACTTCGTGCATTGCGTGAAGCCGAACGAGGACCGTGGAGCGATGCCGTTCGAGTCCTACTACGTCTGCCTGGATGACCGCAGCATCGTGGAGGAGGGCGGCTACCGTTCCTTCCCGTACGCGCTCGGCCGCTACATCACGACGCCTGGCGAGACCTACGGGCGATCGCCGGCCATGCTGGTCCTGCCGGAAATCAAGATGCTCAACGAGATGCAGAAGACCATCATCCGGTCCGCGCATCTGGCCATCTCGCCTCCGCTGCTGCTGCAGGAGGACGGCGCGCTGCAGGCGTTCGACCTGCGTCCGAATGCGCTGAACTTCGGCGGCGTCGATGAACGCGGGCAGGCGACCGTCCAGCCGTTGCGGATCGAGGGTCGGCTGGATATCGGGATGGAAATGCTCGAGGCGCGGCAGCGGACCATCAACGACGCATTCCTTGTGACGCTGTTCCAGATCCTGGTGGATCAGCCGAACATGACCGCTACCGAGGCCATGCTCCGGGCGCAGGAGAAGGGCGCGCTGCTGGCTCCGACGATGGGCCGGCAGCAGTCGGAACTGCTCGGGCCGCTGATCGAGCGCGAGATTGATATCCTGGCGCGCGCCGGGATGCTGCCGGAGATGCCGGACGAGTTGGTCGAGCTTGGCGGGGAAATCGAGATTGAGTACGTGTCGCCGCTGAACCGGGCGCAGCGTGCCGAGGACGGCGTGGCGATCCTGCGGACCTTCGAGGCCGTGGCTCCGCTGGCGCAGGTTGATCCGTCCGTGATGATGGCGTTCGACCTGGCGCAGGCCGCGCGAGAGTTGGCGGACATCAACGGCGTGCCGGCGAAGGTGCTGCGCTCGAAGGAGGACATCGAGGCCATGCAGGAGAAGCAGGCGCAGTCGGCTGGCATGCAGCAACTGCTCGAGGCGGCTCCGGTCGCGGCGCAGACGGCTAAGACGCTGGCTGAGACACAGGCGCTGGCGTCGCAAGGCACCCCGGCGATCGCACCGTGATCGACCGCATTCGGAAAATCATCAACCGCCGGCTGGCCTACCGGCGCTGCTTCCTGGACGCCGAGGGCAATCTCACGCAAGACGCCGAGATTGTGATTCAGGATCTCGCGCGCTTCTGCCGGCTGCACCGATCCACCAGCATCGTATCCCTGACTACGCGGCAGACGGACGTGCCTGCCTCGTTTCAGGCCGAGGGGAGGCGGGAGGTCATCCTGCGGATCCTTGGCCATCTGCACGTCGATGATGCGGACCTGGTCCGCTTGACCGAAAGAGAGGCTATCAATGAGTGATGCAGCAAACGGGTCGGCTCCGGCCGGCAACCCGGCACCCGGTGCCGGTGATGGTGGCGCTGGTGCAGGCGCTGCTCCGCAAGACTGGACCGCTGGGTTCGATGACGGTACGCGCGGTCTGATTCAAACGAAGGGATGGAAAACGCCGGGCGACGCGATTGCGTCCTACGCCAACCTGGAGAAGCTGCTCGGTGCCGACAAGGCTGGCCGGGCGGTCGTTCCGCCGAAGGAGGACGCCTCGCCGGATGAATGGTCGCAGTTCTACCAGCGGCTCGGGCGTCCGGAAAAGGCGGACGGCTACAAGCTGCCGGTACCGGACGGCGATGCCGGGTCTTTCGCGCAGACGGCGGCGCAGTGGTTCCACGAGGCTGGCTTGTCGGCGAAGCAGGCCGAGATGCTGGCGGGCAAGTGGAACGAACACATGGGCGGCCAGATGAACCAGCAGGCTGCGCAGTACGAGCAGCAGTCGGCGCTGGACCTGCAGGATCTGCAGAAGGAGTGGGGCCAGCAGTTCGAGGCAAACGCGGAACTTGCGCGGCGCGCTCGCCGTGAGGCCGGGCTGACCGATCAGGAGGGCCAGGCGATCGAGCGTGCGCTGGGCTTGAAGAAGGCGGCGCATGTGTTCGCGTTCCTGGGCAAGCAGTTTGCCGAGGCTCCGATGAAGGGCGGCGAGGGTGCTGGCCGTGGTTCGTTCGGTGGCACGCCGGAGGACGCCAAGGCTCGGATTGCCGCGCTGAAGAATGACGCCGGCTGGACGTCGAAGTATCTCGCTGGCGACGCCGATGCGCGGTCGGAATTCGAACGCCTGCACCGGATTGCATTTCCTGGTTCGTAGTGATACGATTCGCGCATCGGTGGTGTCAAAACCGCTGATGCCTCCCCCCAGGGGGTGGCGGTTGGGGGATCCCGGCTGCCACCTTCCGGAGGGAAGCGGACAAGCCTCACGGCCCCGCTGACCGCATCAAAGTATGCCGCCTGGTCCGGGCGTTTCCGGGCAAGAAGCCGGCCCCGCTTTGCGGACAAGCCCTTCGGAAACTTGACCGTTTTCATTTTTCTTGGAGGGCATCATGTCCGTCAATCTGACTACGCATTACGTGCAGCAGTACAGCACGAATATCCAACTGCTCCTGCAGCAGCAGGGGTCTAAGCTCCGTGGCGCTGTTTCCACGGGTTCCTACACCGGCAAGCAGGCCAGCCCGGTTGATCAAATCGGCAAGGTCGAAATGCAGAACGTGACCGGCCGGTTCAATCCGATGGGCCGCGTTGATGCGCCAACCGATCGCCGCTGGGTGTTCCCGAGCGACTTCGATCTGCCGCAACTGATCGATTCGTTCGACAAGCTCCGCCTGATCACCGATCCGCAGTCCGCTTACGTCCGCAACGCCGTCCTGGCTGCCGGCCGCAAGATGGACGCCGTGATCTGCTCGGCCTTCACCGGCACCGCCAAGACCGGCGAGTCTGGTGGCACCAGCACCAGCTTCACCTCCGGCAACGAGGTCGATGTCGCTGTTGGCGGCACCAACTCGAAGCTGAACGTCGCCAAGCTCCGCGAAGTGAAGCGAATCATGATGGCCAACCACGTCGACTTCGACATGGAGGAGGCTTACGTCGGCATCACCGCTGCCGACCATGACGCGCTGCTCGGCGAGATCCAGGTTGTTTCCCGCGACTTCAACGGCGGCATGCCGGTCCTGAAGGACGGGAAGATCATGGAGTTCATGGGCTTCAAGTTCATCCACTGCGAACTGATCGAGACGATCCTCGCCGGCACCAACGAAGTCACCCTGCCTGTTTGGGTGAAGTCGGGCATGCACCTCGGCATGTGGAACGACATCGAGAACAGTGTCTCGCAGCGTCACGACCTGCAGGGCGAGCCGTGGCAGCTTTACACCAAGATGACCGTTGGGGCTACCCGCCTCGAGGAAAACAAGGTGTACGCCATCGAGTCGTACCGCGCTTAATAGGAGACCATCATGGCTAACGTAAATTCCACCTGGATCACCAACGCGGTCGCTACTCCGGCTGTCTTGACTGATGCTTCCAAGTCTGTCGGTACCCTGCGCGAGGCTTCGAGCGCTGCCACTACCGCCAACAACCAGGCTCAGAACGACACCGTGCGTCTGGTCCGTGTGCCGTCGAACGCGCGCATCTCGCAGGTTCTTTTCTCTGCGGCTGATGCCTCGACGGCTGGCGCGATCAACGTCGGTATCTGGCAAACCGCCGAAAATGGCGGCGCTGTCGTTGATGCCGACCTGTTCGCGTCTGCGCTGGACCTGACTGGCGGTCCGTTCGAGAACTCGGACATCACGTTCGAGTCCGACGAGTACACCTACGCGGAGTCCGCAAAGCCGCTGTGGGAAGTCCTCGGCCTGTCGGCTGATTCCAACCGCGACTATGACGTCGTTGCGGAAGTCTCGACCACCTTCAACGGCGGTCCGACGACTCTCGCTCTGAAGGTTCGCTACGTCGCTTAAGCAGGCAAACGGGGCCGGCTAGTCCGGCCCCAACTCCATAGGGGGCATCATGGCTGATCGTTTCTACTCCGTCATCAAAGGCGAGCATTTCCCGAGCCAGGTCACCGAGGGTGCTTCGACGTCTAGCGAGGCCATCGAGCTTCGCGTGTCGGACTCGATCTACTCGGACAAGATGGCCGTCATCCTCGGCCTGAAGGCGATCCAGGCGTATCTGGAAACCCGCGAGACCAACCCGATCGCGTAAGGGAGGCATCATGTCCTTCACTTACGAAACCGTCGCCGCGTCGCAAACCGCGCAGGTTCTCGGCGCAACCGGGGCGCAGGGCGACTACCTGGACCGGCTCATCATCACCGTCGCAACGGCGGCGACCGGCACTGTCGCGCTTCTGGATGGCGCAACGTCGATCCCCATCACTGCGGCCAACACGCCGATTGGCGTCTATGTCGTAGAGTTCGGCGTCCGATCCACGACCGGGCCTTGGAAGATCACGACTGGCGCTGGTGCCACGGTCATCGGCATCGGCGAGTTCAAGGTCTGATGGATGGCATCCAAAGTCGAAATTGCGAACCGCGCTCTCACCAAGATTGGCGAGGCGCGGATCCTTTCTCTTTCTGACGACGTCGAGGCGGCGCGTTCGGTAGACTCGCTGTGGGATATCGTCCGCGACGCCGAGTTGCGGATCCGCAAGTGGAAGTTCTCCGTTTCGCGTGACGCGCTTGCGGCGCTGGCTTCGACGCCGTCCTGGGGCTACTCCTACGAGTACCAGCTTCCGTCCGATTGCCTGCGCATCCTGCAGGTCAATGACGTTTATCCCGGCGTTTCGCTGTCGAACTACCGCAGCATGGACGAGACCGAGTGGCGCGTCGAGGGTCGCAAGATCCTGACGGACATCGCTGCTCCGCTGAAGGTCCGCTACATCGCCCGCGTCGAGGACACCGGCCAGTGGGATTCCGCCTTCACCGAGGCGTTTGCCTGCCGCCTGGCTGTCGAGCTTGCCGAACGGCTGACGCAGTCGAACACGAAGCGGGAGCTTGCCTGGGAAGAATACAAGATCGCGATCAGCATGGCGGTGCGCGCTGACGCGATCGAGGGCGCTCCGGAGCCGCTACCCGACGATAGCTGGGTTTTGTCGAGGCTTTAAATGCCGAAGGCCAGCCCGATCCAGTCGGCCTTCAACGCGGGGGAGTTCGCTCCTGAGCTTGACGGCCGCGTCGACATTGGCAAGTACGCCAACGCCTGCACGCGGATGGAAAACTTCTTTCCGCTGGTGCAGGGGCCTGCGCGTCGCCGTGGCGGCACCAAGTTCGTGAATGAGGTCAAGGACTCCGCCGACCGCACCTGGTTGGCGCGATTCGAGTTCAACACGACGCAAGCCTACATCCTCGAGTTCGGGGATCTCTACGTCCGGTTCTACACCGACAACGGCATCCTCGAATCATCGCCTGGCGTGCCGGTTGAAGTTGTCACGCCGTGGAGTGTGTCAGATTTGACCAATGCTGACGGCACCTTCGCGCTGCGGATGGTGCAGTCCGGCGACATTCTCTACATCTGCCATCCGTCCTACGCGCCTCGCAAGCTGTCGCGGACTGGCGCGACGACGTGGTCTATCTCCACCCTGGAGCCGGTCGGCGGTCCGTTTGACGATGTTGATCCAGATCAAACGATCACGGTCTATTCCTCAGCTGCGACCGGATCGGTGACGCTTACGGCGTCCTCGGGCATCTTCGCCAGCACCGACGTGGGCCGGCTGTTCTACCTGGAGCAGAAGAAGGCCAACGCGATCAAGGCGTGGGAGGCTGGGAAGTCGATCACGGCGAACGACCTGCGTCGATCCGATGGCAAGACCTACAAGGCGCTGAACACGGCCACGACGGGCGGGCTGAAGCCGGTCCATTCCATTGGTGCCGAATACGACGGCGACACCGGCGTGCAGTGGGAGTTCCAGGATCCCGGCTACGGCTGGGTGAAGATCACCGCCTACACCTCGGCGACCGTGGTTACCGCCACGGTGCTGTCGCAGCTTCCAGACCAGACCGTCCTCGTCGGCAATGCCACGACGCGCTGGGCGTTCGGTTCCTGGGGCAGCGTGCAGGGCTACCCGTCGCACGTCACGTTCTTCCGCGACCGGCTGGTGTTCGCCAGGGCGACCGACCGCAAGCTGTGGTTCTCGGTGGCGGCTGACTACGAGAACTTCAAGGACAGGGATACCGGCGGGCAAGTCACCGCCGATATGTCCGTGTCGATCGAGGTCCAGTCCGACCAGGCGAACCAGATCCAGCACCTGATGCCGGCCGACGCGCTGATCATCGGGACCGCTGGCGGCGAGCATATCTGCCGCGAACTGACCGACACCGAGCCGTTCGGGCCGGCGAACGTCACCATCGTGAAATCCTCAGAAAACGGGTCTAGGGCCGTGCAGCCGGTCCGGGTTGGCGAGTCCATCCTGTTCGTGCAGCGCTCCGGCCGGAAGCTGCGCGAGGTCACGTTCGACGCACTGCAGGACG